CCGTATGCCCTGCCGTGTTGATGTGCTGTATGGTTTCAACACCATTCGCCCACCGATGGCCTGCCGGATCTGGGGTTAATTTAAACTTTTAGGAGATACAATCATGGCATTAGCTTCAGTAGGTGGTGGCTATCAGAACACTGATGGCAATCTAAGCGAACAAACAATCGGCGTACAAGCTGCACAGCAAACGGCAACGTCCACGGCAACCTTGACCACCACGCAAGTTTTGGGTGGCCTGTTGGTAGTAGATCCAACGACTACGGCCTCAAGTCTTACCCTGCCTACAGCAACCGCAATCGACGCGGTAATGACCAATATGAAAACCAACAGCACGTTCCGGCTGACGGTTATCAACCTTGGCACCAGCACCGGCTTGGTTACGATGGTGGTTGGCACTGGCATTACTGCGGTTGGAAACTTGGTTGTGGCTATCACCGGCAGTGCAGCAGGCGTTGGTGGCGCAGCAGAATTTCTGTTCCGCAAAACCGGCACTGCGGCGTACACGGTTTACCGGGTGGCTTAGTAACAACACCTCGCGGCGTAACAACCGCGAGGTGGTTTTTAAGGATCTGATATGGTTATCTACATGCGACACCCCGTCCACGGCAAAAAGGTTGCTATTGCAGAGGCCGAAGCGGTGTACGACGAAAAGAACGGTTGGGAACGCTTTGAGTTGGGCGACCCCGAACCGGAGGTCAACGAACTGGCAAAACCGCGAGGGCGACCCCGTAAGGAACTTGTAGAATGACCACCACGGCAGGCGACCAGATCAACGGAGCGTTGCGCTTAATCGGTCAATTGGCCGAAGGTGAAACGCCTTCTGCGGCGACTTCAGCCGATGCGCTGACCGCGATGAACCAGATGTTGGATAGCTGGTCATCGGAGCGCCTGTCGGTGTTCTCTACGCAAGACCAAGTGTTTACTTGGCCTGCTAACACTGCAACGCGAACGCTTGGGCCAACGGGTAATTTTTCCGGTAATCGTCCGGTGCTTGTCGATGATTCAACGTACTTTGTTGATACCAGCAACGGCATCAGTTTTGGTATCAAACTGATAAACCAAGCGCAGTACAACGGCATTGCGGTAAAAACAGTCACCAGCACCTATCCGCAAGTCATGTTTGTAAACATGAAAATGTCGAATATTGAGATGACTGTTTATCCGGTGCCAAGTAAGGCGTTGCAATGGCACATCATTAGTGTGACCGAGCTGACGCAGCCGGCCACATTAGCAACCACCTTAGTGGTGCCACCTGGCTACCTGCGAGCGTTTCGGTTTAATCTAGCCTCAGAGATTGCTGCTGAGTTTGGCGTGGAGCCGCCGCCCCAGGTGCAACGAATTGCCATGTCCTCCAAGCGCAACATCAAGCGGATCAACAACCCAGATGATGTGATGAGTATGCCCTACAGCATCGTGGCAACCCGCCAGCGGTTTAACATCTACGCTGGCAATTACTAATTGAAAACGCCCATCCTTGGCGGCAGCTACGTCACCCGATCAATCAATGCGGCGGATAACCGCATGGTCAACCTTTTTGCCGAAGCGGTGCCAGAAGGCAGCGGCGGGAAAGAGGCTGGCTTTTTGCTGCGCTGCCCCGGCCTGCGTCTGCTTGCAACCGTTGGCGATGGCCCTATTCGCGGACTATGGGTTACCAATGGAATAGCCTATGTGGTGTCGGGCAGTGAGTTCTACAGCCTGACCACAAGCTACACGGCCACCCTGCTTGGCGCGGTAACCGGCACCGGCCCGGTCAGCATGGCCGACAATGGCACGCAGATATTCATTGCCTGTAACCCAGATGGTTACATCTATAACGTAGACACGTTGGTGTTTGCCCAGATTACGGATGTAGATTTTCCCGGTGCCGGGTCGGTTGGCTACCTTGATGGTTACTTTGTATTCAACGAGCCAGCATCGCAAAAGTTTTGGGTCACCAGTTTGCTTGATGGAACTTCCGTAGATCCGCTGGACTTTGCCAGCGCGGAAGGCTACCCCGACAATGTAATTGCGTTAATCGTAGACCACCGCGAGATATTCCTGTTCGGCACCACCAGCGTTGAGGTCTGGTACGACGCGGGAACGCCAGACTTCCCCTTGGCGCGGATTCAAGGCGCATTTATGGAAGTCGGGTGCGAGGCTGCATACTCGGTGGCAAAGCTCGACAACAGCGTGTTCTGGTTAGGCTCGGATGCTCGGGGGCGTGGGATTGTCTATCGGGCAAATGGCTACACGCCAGCGCGAGTTTCCACCAATGCGGTGGAATACGCCATTCAGAGCTACGGCAGCATCTCCGATGCGATTGGCTACACCTACCAGCAGGACGGGCATCCGTTTTATGTGCTGATATTCCCGTCAGCCGAAGCAACATGGGTCTACGACGTGTCTACCCAGTTGTGGCATGAGCGCGCCGGGTTTAGCAACGGACAATTTGTCCGGCACCGTAGCAACTGCCAAACGTCATTTAACGACGAGATTGTAGTTGGGGACTACGAGGACGGGCGGCTATACGCTTTTGATCTTGATGTCTACGCCGACGACGATCAGATCCAGAAGTGGCTGCGGTCGTGGCGGGCGCTGGCTACGGGGCAGAACAACCTCAAGCGCACCGCGCACCATTCGCTGCAACTGGATGCCGAAACTGGCGTGGGCTTAAACGCTGGGCAAGGCAGCGATCCGCAGGTCATGTTGCGCTGGTCGGATGATGGTGGACACACTTGGTCAAACGAACACTGGAAGTCAATGGGCGCGATTGGTAATTATGGCTACCGCACCATCTGGCGCAGGCTCGGCATGACAGAGAAGATCCGTGATCGCGTATATGAGGTGTCTGCCACAGACCCGGTCAAGATCGCTATCATGGGCGCAGAACTGTTTGTCACGCCAACGGGTAGCTAGTGGCAAACCTCAACATCACCAACATCCCCGCACCACGGGTGCCGTTTATTGACGAGCGCACCGGGTTGATGGCGCGGGAATGGTATCGTTTTTTTCTTAATCTTTTCGTCTTGACCGGCAGCGGGAACAACCCCGTATCGCTTGAGGAGTTGCAGCTTGGACCACCCAACCAGCCCGACCTGACCGAGTTATTGATCCAGATCAACCAGAACATCGCTCCGCAGTATGAGGATCAATCGGGCGACTTCTTGGCTACCCTAGACACCGCGCAACTGATGTCGATGATGTCGCGGTTTGAGAACGCAGAAGCTGCCATCCAAGGGGCTTACCTCCAGCCCGTTGTGCAGACCGGCACCATTGCCAGTTACAACCTTGACAGCAGCCCAACGGCGGGTGGTGTGGCCTACGGCACCGGCCCTGCGCTGGCGGTCAGTGCCGCCGGGACACTGGGCCAGGTGCTGACCAGCGGTGGTGCTGGAGCGCCCACATGGGCCACAGACGCGGGTGGCTCGGTCACCAGCGTGTCGGTGGTGTCAGCCAACGGGTTGGCTGGAACCGTAGCAACGGCAACCACGACCCCGGCAATCACACTCTCCACGACCGTCACCGGCCTGCTCAAAGGCAACGGCACTGCGATCAGCGCAGCCGCCAGCGGCACAGATTACGCCCCAGCAACCAGCGGCACATCGATCCTGTACGGCAACGGGGCTGGCGGATTTAGCAACGTCACGATAGGAACCGGCGTTGCTTTTTCAGCCGGAACGTTATCCGCAACCGGCTCAGGCGGTACTGTGACCAGTGTGGCTGCGCTGACCCTTGGCACCGCCGGCACCGACCTGTCCAGCACTGTTGCAACCGGCACAACCACGCCGGTTATAACACTTCAAGTTCCAACCGCATCTGCGTCTAATCGCGGCGCGTTGAGTGCTGCTGATTGGACAACCTTTAACAACAAGCAACCAGCGGGCAGTTATTTAGTAAGCGGCGGCGCTCTAGGTACACCGTCCAGCGGCACAGTCACTAACTTGACCGGCACCGCGAGCATTAACATCAACGGGACGGTGGGTGCTACAACGCCAACCACCGGGTCTTTCACTACGATGAAAGCCAGCACAGGCGCAGCAGTAGGCGGCGCAACTCCCGGTGCTGGCGGGATT